CCTTTTGTGATCCTACGAGGAGACCAAGGGCGACGCGGTTCTTGGAATTCTTTCGAGCAGTGTCGAAAGATCCAGAGCACTGGATCATGAATGGTAACTGGACAATTATACCAGTGGAAGTGGAAAACACGGAGTGTTTTAGGCACTCTTGGCGGTTGCGGTAGATCTTAGTGAAACAAGCGTCCGCTGGAACGCGGATGGTCCGCAGGTCAGCGGCCGTTGTAATGTCATAAAGTTCTTCCGTAACGCTCCAATCCCAATTGGAAACGTCGTCATCGTACAGGTTGTCCTTGTCAAGGGACGCGTACAAAGCGGCGCATTGCTCATCAGAAGTCAAGCCCACTCCGGGTTTGGAAGGGCAAGTGAGACAAGCGGAAAGCTCAGCCTCAACCTGCGCCCCAATTAAGAGTCGCTCAATGATCTCATCAACCAGACTGATGCTGGAGATGAGACGGTAACGTCCGTCCATGATTTTATCGAGTTTGTGTGGCTCATTCTTGACGAAGAACCGGACCAGATCACAACAACCCTCTTCAATTAAGGAGCGTCCGTCCATTTCGGAACAGTCAAGCTCGTTAAGTCGATCGAGTCGCGCCATAACGGCGTCTATGATTAGGTCTGGGTGGTCACGAAGAACATCGCCCTTGGTGGCACCAAGTGAAGCCCAGGGGAGACCGGGGCCACTGGTGGCTTTGATTTGTAGAAATATAGTTTTAATTTGTTTGCGAGTTACAGTAATTACAGGGGTTTGGAAACCGAATGGACACGGTGAGCCGGGGTAGTCAGCGACCAAACGGTCGATGACAGACTCCCGGACGTGGGTGGGCGAAACAGTAGTGGGTAAACGCTTACTGGCGTGCGCTAGCGCACTCCTCAATTCAGCTTTACCACCACGTTCCGGCCACCCGTAGTTGCTCAATCCTTCGCCTCCCGGGCAGCCGATGGCGACTTGCGTCGCGGTCGTGATTTGCGACTGCTTTGGGGGGGCAACTTGGATTGCGTAGCCTCGAGCGACTTGGACGAC